ACAGACCTACCAGCACTTCAATGCGTGGGTGGAGAGCGATGAGGCCAAGGAGGCCAGAGAGCTGGACAAGCCTGGGGCGTTGGCTCGGGCAACGGACGCCGTGATCCCATTGGGCGAGAGAAACCTCTACACCGAGGAGGACTGGCTACTGATCGAGGAGGTTCGCGCCCAGGCGGCCCTGGAGTTCAGCCGGCTCTGGGATGAGAACCCCGAACACCGCGCCCGCCTGGTGGTCGAGGGGCCACTGCACATCAGGAAACTCCTGGGTGACCGCAAGTTCCGTGGGAGGACCATCGGGGACCTCTCAGACCTTCGGCTGACCAAGCGCCCTGAGATCATGTGGTCCGACCCGACCGTCAAGGCCGTCGTGGTGCCGTTCATCCAGCAGCATGTTGGGGCGTTCGTGGACGTCACGGTGGACGAGGAGGGCGAGTTTGGAGTCGCCCAGGTCGAGGGTGTGAGTCCCGAGCAGCTAGGCATCCAGATGGATGTCATCGCCCAGGCCGAAAGGGCATTCATCAAGGAGATAGGCAACCTCCTCGAGAACCGCCCCGAGCTCCAGGGAAAGAGCGTGAAGGAACAAAGAGCTCTGCTGCCCATCCTGCTCCGCGAGCGTGCCGCGGGAGTCATGGAGGCATTGACGGACCCCGGCTCCTCGGTGGGAGCGGCCGCCCAGGTGACCTCTCAGGAGGTGATCAGACGCTCGAAAAAAAGAGATCCGGGGGCATGGTCGGCTACAGCCCTCGGATTCCCGGAAGCCCAATCCCGTGCAGGCAGGGCCATGGGACGCACGGGCCTGCACGCCGGGGATTACTTCTCGACTCTCGATGCGGCCCGCCAGGGAGACGTCTGGGCCTTCCAGAGAGCATTGACCGCTGCGTCCGGTCCGAGCGAAGCCCACTACGGTACAGGACTCTTCACTACAGAGAGACCTCCAATCCAGGATGTAATCGGGATGCTCTCCATGAAGGTACATGGAGTGCCTGTAGACATCTTCGATCCCGATAGGAGCACCTGGCATCCCGATGCCGCGTGGACCCTCTACAGGAACTTGTCGGACAACGTGTCCCGAACGCGGATCAACCTCGGGGGAGCTCTTTATATGAGGGGCTTGACCCTGGAAGAGATCAAGGACGGCCGCACCGCCGAGGGGGTCTCCCTTCGGTCTCTCTACGGTGACAAACTCGAGAAGATCGACCTCAAGGCCATGCCGCTGTTCCGATCCCCCGACGAGTTCGCGGACGCCCGCAACGAGTTCACCAGAGCCGAAGACAAGGGGCAGACGAAGATCGGTGAGTTGATGATCGCCCTGGGGATGTCCCCCAACTCCGAGGAGGAGGCCAAAACCTTCTACGGTTGGCAGGAGATGCTCCAGCTGGCCCGTCGGGGCGTGGACACCACCCACCTCTACGCCCGCTACCACGACCGGGACCGCTTCACCCAGGGAGAATCCAACATGTTCACCAAGGCTGCCCTCGATATCGAGGCAGCCCGTGAGGCCGGAAAGCCCCGCTGGTGGGACGCCTGGAAGAACAACTGATGCCTATCGACTACTCGAAGTTCGACGCGCTCGAGCCGCTGGACTTCGACCCGGATGCTGGTGTCCTGCGGGACCCCGAGGCCGCCGCTCGGCGCCATGAGGCAGACCAGGCCCACTGGCTCACAGACAGCCTCATGGCGGTGCCCCGCGGGATCGCCGGGGCCGTCGAGGGCGTCGGGGAGATCGGGAACCTGATTCCGGGGGTGGACTACGACATCCCCGAGAACCTCGGCTTCGAGATTCTGGGTGAATCAGAGACCGTTCCGGGCAGCATGGTCGAAGGGGCCGTGCAGTTCCTGTCGGGGTTCCTCCCAGGCTCGTTCGGCATCGGGCATCTGGGCAAGATCTCCCGCGGCTCCTCCGCACTCCGCAAGGGACTGTCACTCACCAAGAAGGCCGAACGGGCGGCACGGATCGCCGGGAAGACCGGCGCGGTTCGACGCATCCGTTGGGGCCGCTCCATGACTGCCGGCTCCTTTGCTGACTTCATGGTGTTCACGGCTGACGAGGAGCGCCTGTCGAATCTGATCCAGTCGATCCCCGCCCTCGAGAACCCGATCACCGAGTTCCTCCAGTCCGACGGGGAGGACACCGAGATCGAAGGGCGCATCAAGAACGCCATTGAGGGCGCCGGCCTGGGCGTACTGGCCGACGGTATCCTGGCCGGGATCAGGGCGATCTGGAAGCGCGGCAAGGTGCTCTCGAAGGCTGGGGGGCTCACCGACGCCGAGGTCGAGGAGCTCGCCAGGAAACACGAAGTAGAGCTCCGGGCTATCGATGAGGAAGCCCAGGAGAGCGCGGGGAGAGCCCTGGGCGAACCCGTGGACGATGTCGAGCGCAACCTGCTGGAGGACGAGGCGGCGGTCCCTGGGCGCCCGCTGGAGCCTGAGGAGATCCCTCAGGACTTGCAGGAGATGAGCTACCGCGATCTCCAACAGGAGGCCCGGAAGCACGACCTGGCGGGGGGCGGCCCTGGGCGCACCGCGGCCGTCCTGCGCGAGGAGATCCACCGGGCACGCCTGGTCGAGGAGACAGAGCCTGCTCGCCCGACTGGCTACTACGACGAGGCGGCCGGCAGGGCCTCGAGGCTCCCCACTCGCGAAGGCCTGGTGGGCGACCAGATCAACGGCTGGGAACGCGCCGCCCTCGAGGCCGGCGGGACAACCCTGGAGGAGACCCGAGCGATCGGTGACGTCCTCGAAGAGGCCCATCGAAGCGGCGAGGACCCCCAGGAGGCGATCCGTGGGATCATCAACCTCGCCAAGCTCGACCCTGTATCCCACCGCCGGATGGTCAAGATCATCGCGGAGCTCCCTGGGGTCAACGAGTTCACCGACGAGCTGGGCAAGCCAGTCAACATCAAAGACCTCGGTGAGCAGGCCGCCGAGGCCGCCGAGCACTACATCTCGAAGTACTTCGGGCGCAGGGCCGAGACGGTCCTCCACGCGGCTCGAGGCACCGAGCGGGGCCTGGACAAGGCCCGCCGGGAGACCTTCGCGCAGCTGGCGTACCTAAGCCACTACTTCGAGGACCTCGACAAGGTCTACGAGGCCATGAGGACCGGCCGGAAGGATCTGCTCGACGAGCTCGGATTCAAGAGCCAGGACGAGGCCACCGAGACCTGGATGCAGGGCTTCGAGACCGGGGCACTGCTGGTGCAACAGATCGGGCGCGTCCGCTACCAGTGGGGCCTGGGTCTGGGCGGCTACCGCCTGGGGCCGGCAAAGCTCATGTCCGATGAGATGCTCGAGGAGGTCATCCAAGGCCGCGGAGGCCGCGAGTACCTCACCAAGCTCGGGCGGAAGTTCCACGAGGTACGCTCGCGCTACGGCAACTCCGCGGCAGCTCAGATGATGATGGGGTTCGACCGCAAGCGGCGGATGGTCTACCTGACCAACGAGTACTTCATGAACTTCATCCTGTCGGGTCTCCGAACGATGTCCACGAACACCTTCGGGAGCCTCGCGACCACGTACTACGGGCCGCTCGAGACCTACCTGGGCGCCCGTGTAGGCCAGGGCCTGGCGAGCCTCAAGGGGGAGTCGGTTGAGGCCTTCCGCGAGGAGGCAGACCGTGCCTGGGGCGCTCTCGTCCAGCTGCGACACCAGTTCGACATCGCGTTGAAGTGGGGGCTGAAGTCCTGGAAGTCTGGGCGAGGCCACCTCGATGAACGCTTCGGGACCCTCGAGGTCCCCCGCGAGATGCGGGAGGCGATGAGCTCGGAGAACGTGAGCGCCATCGTCGGGCGAGACCTGGACCCCGAGGAGGGCGTCGGCCGAGCGATCAACATCTTCGGGGGCTACTTGAGGATGCCCTCGAGGTTCCTGCTGGCTACTGACGAGTTCTTCAAGCAGTGGCAGTACCGCTCTGCCGTCGCGAGTGACCTGGCGTTGCAGGGTAACAAGAAGGGCCTGTCAGGGCCTGAGCTCGACCGCTGGGTGGACACCGAGCTCGCTCAGATGACCCGGCAAGGCCAGGCGTTCAGCAGGGAGCACCTCTACCAGCGGGCCGCGCTCAAGCACAAGGTCAACATGTACGTTGACCCCGAGAAGCGGGACGAAGCGATCGAACGCTACGTCGAGCGGCACTGGAACTCGCCGGAAGTCCAGCATCGTGGGGTCATCGCGAAGAAGGCTCTGGAGATCGCCAGGGAGCGGACCTTCACGACGGACGTAGGCGCCCGCGACGGAATCCTCTCGGACATGGGAGGGCAGCTCCAGTCGTTCAGCTTCAAGCATCCGATGGTGCGGCTCTTCACGCCCTTCATCCGCACGCCACTGAACATCCTGATCTACGCAGGCAGGCGGTCGCTGGTGTGGCCCCGCAACCTCACGGGCGTGAGCGAGTACCTCTTGAACGCCAAGCTCGGCCGGCCTGAGAGCGCCCTGGCAAACTCCAAGCGGTTGCTCGCCCGCCAGCTGGCGTCGAGTGACCCCCGTGAACGGGCCGAGGCTCTGGGCCGCATGTCGGCGGCAGTGGGGTTCATGAGCGTCGGCCTGGGGGCGGCGAATAGCGGGCTGATCACGGGATCGGGGCCGGCTGACCCCGCCCACCGCAAGCTCCTCCGCGAGAACGGCTGGCAGCCCTACTCGATCAAGATCGGAGACACCTACGTCAAGTACGCGGTGGACCCTGCGTGGACGATCATGGGTATCTACGCCGACATGGTGGACGCCGGGCGCTACGCGCCTGAGGCAGACCAGGACGATATCGAGAGAGCCGGCCTCGCGCTGTGGACGACCCTCGCCCACAACCTCCAGAGCAAGTCGTACTTGCAGGGCCTGATGCAGGCCTCGGGGCTGTTGACCGACGCGGACCGTACAGCGCCCAAGGTCGCGGGGAAGCTCCTGGGGGCCTTCACGGTTCCCTCCCTGGTCGCCTCCCTGCGCCACCTCACCGACGACAACCTGCTCGAGGCCCGCACGGTGCTCGACCAGGTGATCAACAGGGTGCCCTTCCTCTCCACCAAGCTGCTCGATCCGCAGCGAAACATCCTCGGAGAGCCTGTCGGCCGCAACCAACTCGAAGGAGCACTCAAGGCTACGGACGGCGTAGGCGGGATCTTCCACGCCTTCATGATCAACCGCACCTCGAGCGACACGGTGACCAACGAGCTCGCCAAGCTCCAGTACGGATTCAAGCTCCCGGTGCGCTACCAGTGGGGCCAAGACCTTGCAGAGCACACCAACGAGAAGGGGCAGTCCGCCTACGATCGCTGGCTCGAGCTCACTGGCGAAGTGAAGCTCGCCAAGTACGGCAACCGCACCCTGAAGGCCACCCTCAAGCGGCTGATCAACTCCCGCGACTACGAGGCTCTCGCTGAGACCGGGATTGGCGAGGTAGACCTCGATAGCCCCCGAGTCCTGGTCATCCAGCGGGTCCTCTCGCGCTTCAGGGCCGAGGCGAAGCGAAGGATGCTCCTCGAGTTCCCTGAGCTGACCGAGCACGCCAAGAACATCACCGTCTCTCGGGAGGCACTCAAGTCCGGGGGGGACCTCGAGACCATTCGTTCCACCCTATTCCCCCTCTGATCCATGGCCTACAGCTACAAGTACCACGACGGTGACGGGACCACCTCGACCTTCGACATCGAGATCGACTACCTCAAGGAGGACCACCTCAAGATCGTCGTGGACACCGTCGAGCAGACCGAAGGCGTCCACTACAACATCGTGGGCACGGACGTCTCGTTCACCACGGGCAACATCCCCGCGAGCGGCACGGACAACATCCAGATCATCCGCGAGACGCCCCGCGGCAAGGCGGATCGCCTGGTGGACTTCGAGGACGGCGCGGTCCTCACCGAGAGCGACCTGGACACCCAGGCCCTCCAGAACCTCTACATCGCCCAGGAGGCCTTCGAGAAGGACTCCACGGGCACGGGGGTCCAGGGAGACTACATCGAGTACTCCACGGCCCTGGGGGCGTGGGACGGGGCGCTGAACGGGACCCCCAAGGTCATCGACCGCCTGGCCGAGCCCAGCGACTCGGACCATGCCGCCACGAAGAACTACGTGGACACGACGACCATGCAGCTGTCGGGCGGGAACTTCAACGCCGAGAGCGTGCGTGTGGAGAACGTGTCAGACCCCGCCGGCAACCAGGACGCGGCGACCAAGAAGTACGTCGAGGACATCCTGGAGTGGGGCATCGGTGGCGTCCCGCAGCTGTGGACCTTCACGGGCGGGGGTGGTGTCACCGACTTCACGCTCACCGGGGCCGGCCAGGGCGTCGAGGCCAAGATGCTCGTGGTGAGCCTGGATGGGATCGTGCAGGTCCCCGACACCGACTTCTCGGTAGAGCCCGACAGCGACCCCGACGAAGACGACTACATCCAGTTCACGACGGCCCCCGAGCAGAATGTCGAGGTGGTCGTCCAGAACTTCGGGAAGACCCGCTTCGTTGGCTCGGCAGACATCGAAGACGGCTCGATCACCACGAGCCACCTGGCCGACGACTGCGTAACGTCCGCAAAGATCCCCGCCGGGGCCGTGGGGAGCTCGGAGATCGCCTCGAGCGCGGTGAACTCCTCGGAGATCGCATCGGGTGCGGTGGACGACACCCACCTCAACCAGGGTGGTGGGTCCGAGGCGGTCGTGACGAACGCCATCCGCCGCGACGCGGTCACCAAGGACAAGATCGCGGACCTGTCGGTGGACTACGACCGGATCGTGAAGACGGGCTTCACCGGGGCGCCAGGCGGCGGCTCGGATCAGCCGCTGATCGTGCAGGCGGACGGAGACCTGACGCACCGGGTGCTCACCCACGCCGACGTGTCCGATTGGGGCGCAGAGCTCGCGGTGACCCCGATCAACGACCTCGGGAACGCAGACGGCAACGTCCACATGGGGTCCAACAAGATCACCAACCTGGCGACCCCAGGGTCGAACAACGACGCGGCGACCAAGGCGTATGTGGACGGCCAGCTGCCCTCCGATCCGGGGATCGTCAAGCTGGGAGACTACCAGAACAGTTCGGCCGCGGGGGAGTTCGAGATCAGCGGGTGGTACAGTTCCAGCTACGAGTGCTTCGAGTTCCAGTGCTACGGGTTCAAGGTGGACACCGCGGGAACCTTCATCGCCATGTTGTTCGCGGACAGCTCGGGGACCTACCAGAACAGTACCGGTGACTACCTGGTGAACTATCGGGTAGAAGCGACCTCTCCTAATGGCGTGGGGGAGGATGCCTACAGCGGCACGCTCGGCGCAGCCACCCCCACCATGGACGACGACAACACCGGGAGCGATGCCTACCAGGACACGGGTGACTTCCGCTTGTGGCTCCCGAACAACCGCTCCGGGCTCTTGCAGCGCAAGCATGTCATGTCTGAAGGGTCTGGGTGGTGCGGGGGACAGGACACATCCTCGAGCACACCGTCGCCAGGCCACGGGGGCTCCGGCGGCGCCTTCACCTACACCTTCTACAGGCTCAGAACCACATTCACCCATTCCACGAGCCACATCACGAAGATCAAGTTCCGCTCGGCCAGTGATCTCAGGGATACCTCAGCCATCGGCAACATCCGCGCAGGCGCACGGGTCATCGTGTACGGAAGGACACACTAGATGGTCACCAAGCTCTCCTCTGCCATGACGGCCTTCGCGGGCCAGCTGGCTCCCATCGGCACGCTCCTCCCCTACGCCGGCTCCTCGGCCCCCACGGGCTGGGCGATGTGCGACGGGAACGCCGTGTCCCGCACGACCTACTCGACGCTCTACACGGCCCTGGGGACGACGTGGGGCACAGGGGACGGCTCGACCACCTTCAACCTCCCAGACCTCCGTGGGCGCATGCTGGCCGGCAAGGACGACATGGGAGCGTTCGGGGCAGCCTCGAGGCTCACCTCGGGCTCCCACGGCCTGGACGGAGCAACGCTCGGTGCAGACGGGGGTGACGTCGTCGCTTCAGGCAGCGACTCCCAGGGCGCCGTGGTCAACTGGATCATCAGGGTGGGATCGGACGACTGATGGCCGTTTCCGAAGACCTCCTCATAGCGATCGGTCGCCTCGAGGGCAAGGTCGATAGCGTGCTCGTCACGCTCAACACGCACACCGAGGAGCTCCAGCACCTCGATCTACGCATCCGCCGGCTCGAGCAATCGAAGTCATGGATGCTTGGCGCCGCGGCCGTCGTGGGCGCAGCGTCCTCCTTCCTCTTCAAGCACCTGATCGGAGACAAGTAGCCATGGCAATGGTCCATGTCATGTTCGACGACACCGTGGGGTCGGGCAGCCAAAACGGAACCGCGGTCTTCCCCCGAGCTCACAAGGACGAGGCGGGCATCCTCCAGGTGGAGCTCTCCTCGGGGAGCGCGACC